ATTTAATAAAAGTAATAAGAAAGGGACAGGATGTTTAATAAACTACTAATTACAACAGCATTGGTCTGCGCAGCAGGCTCAGCAATGGCCGCAGACGTTGGCGGTGAAATTACAACTGAGATTGCAGAAAACGCAGCAGGCAACTGGGGTGCAACAACATCCTTCGACCTAGGTATCGCATCAATGGGTACAGCAGTACCTGCATTTGCTGCTATTGATTTGGACATGAACACAGACGGTGATATTACCCTTGATGAATGGCAAATTGGTACAGTGGTAAATGGAGATGCAATGATCTCATTCGGAGATCAAGGTAATGTTTGGATCGACTCAGAAGACGGTGCAACATTGGCAGATCCAGCCATGAAAGAATCTATTGCAGTTAAAGCCCTTGGAGCAAAAATGGGTATTAGCTGGAAAGATATCGAAGCGGATGTAACAGAAATCGAAACAGTAGCCGGTATGTACGAAATGAATCTTGGTCTTGTTAATCTACAAGCCGCAGGTTCATACAACATGGTTACTGAAAACTTTGCGATTGGTTCTCGCAGTGATTATCTGTTGAACGACAATATTGGTCTTGGTGCTGCAATCACTTATGATTCAGGATCAGAAGATATTGGTTTTGAAGTAGATGCTGGCGCTTACGGTGCTACAGTATTCGTAAACGGCGATCAGGATGAAATGCTTCAAAACGTAGGTGGTTCTTACACTTACGGCTTCATCGGGCTTGAGCTCGAAGCAGGAGCGTCATACAACCTAGACAGCGAAGAATTGACACCTACTGCATCTGTTTCGTTCAGCTTCTAAGCTGAGATAAACTTGCAGAAAAAACTTAGTAGAGGGGCCTTTCGGGGCCCCTTTGGTCATTATAAATAAAAATGAAAACTTTCATCAGCGGAGGCTTATAATGTCACTAAAATTGAAAGAGCTTACATGGGCTCACCACCAATCTGCTGAACGGCGTAAGTTCGCTAAACATCTTATTAGCGGCAAAATTGAGCCTAAACTCTATCACAAATTTTTATGTTGCCAGTACTTAAACTATGAAGCACTGGAATCTAAAGTAATCATTCCCCCAAATTTACAACCAATTAAAAGGTCCAATCGCATTTGGACTGATATTCGTGAGCTTGAAAACGAATATGGATTAGAGCCCGATGGTAACTATCCGCCTTCTGTAGAGAAGTACACCAATCATATACATGCACTTGCGGAGTGGGATGCTAACGACAGACTGTTAGCTCATATGTACGTAAGACATTTTGGTGAACTACATGGCGGGCAGATCATCAAAAAGAAAGTGCCCGGCTCAGGCAAGATGTATGAGTTTGAAGGAGATACTAAGATCCTTATTGAGGAATTCCGCAAACTCTTGCATGATGATATGGCAGATGAAGCTAAGATCTGTTTTGACTTTGCATCAGAGTTATTTGATGAGTTGTCTGAAGAAATTAGTTGACATTTACCCATATCTTGATATAATATAATTGTTAATAGCCAAACGTAGGAGGTATCCTTATGCATAAAGAAGTTGCATTCGAAGAAGTAGCCACTAAACCACTTACACGTCAATTTCGAATGGGTAAGAGTGAAGCTGCTAGAAAGCGACGAAGATCCTTGAAAGAGGTTCGTGAAACTAGGCTAATGAATACTTTTGCAAAAGCACGTAGAGCAAGAAAGCGTAAATAATGGAAACTTTAACTGTTCACGAAGATCCCCAATCCGGGGATCTTTACTTACAATTCACAGACGATCTTCTAGAAAAATTAGGATGGGAACCAGGTGACAGCCTTGCTTGGATTGATAACGAGGACGGAACTTGGACACTAACAAAGCATGACACATCCACTATGGAAGAGACTTAATCAGTACTCTGATTTTATATTTAATCAATTTGATGAGCACTTCGAGCGCTGGGACAATCCTAGTTACACCGAAGATATGCACTTCAAAGGTTGGACCGATACCTTTTGGCATTCCGATGAAGTGTATAAAGCTCATCTAAAAACAATCATTCCTGAAGATGGCAAGGGCCTCTGGTTGATGCACGTTAACGTGTTCCCAGAGAGATACATTGAACTGCCTATCTTAGGATTTGATATTGTAGCGGGGCCAAGAAAGATCACCGGATCTTTTATGGACTATAGTCCTTTACATGGAGTTCCGCACCCTTACTTAGATTTTATGGCTCGAACAGTAGAAGGATTGGAGTGGAACAAACAAAGAGAACTTCCACCTTGGGCGCAAGAAATATTTTCAGAAAACATGATCGCCGTTGGTAACATAAACACCGACGAAGAATTAGATCAGTTTATAGATGTAACTTCACAACTTCTAGAACACTATTTAGAAAACTTAGAAGCTAACGCGTTTGCGTCACATCGAGATACTTTACCAGCACTAAACAAATACTGCAAGAACCAAAAAATGAATCCTCACTTGCACAGATCTATCGAAGCTATGGGCATATCAAAAGCCGATAAAAATCGATACGTCGACAATGTTTTATTTGAGGAAAGATAATGGATTTATTCTTTGGACTGTTACTTAGTGCGCACGTTGGTTTGGAAAATGAATACAATTGGATCCATCCTCATGTAGGAGCTTACTTAAATGAAGATCGTACTATAAGTGTCGGTACATACTTCAATAGTGAAAAGAAAATGAGTACATATGCTGCTTACACGTATGATTTTGGACCGCGGTTCTTTATGGAAGTTGGAGCAGTTACTGGATATACGGGTGCAGATGTAAAGCCAATGGTGAAGTTAAACTATAACAATTATTTCATTGCGCCCACCGTTGAAACGTTTCTACGAAACGGAGATATCGATAGACAAAACGCTGGGCTCATATTCGGATTAGAATGGAGACAATAAATGGCTTTCTTAGTTCACCCTTTGCCACCTGTTAATGTTTATGTACGAAAAGAATACTTGTATGATTTAGAGAAGGGGCACGGTGAATATACTCCAGGAATCTGGATTAGTGTTAAAAGCACAATGCACAAAGCTCTTTATTTCGAAACACTCTTAACTGATTATGGAGCGCTATATGACAAACTTCCTATATCGGCATTTGTTTGGAAAATACCGCACGGCGAGATTCTTCCGCTTGATGTGCTACAGCTTTGGGATTGTTTTGATTACGACATTACCGTTGTCCAAAAACCCATCTTGTCTAGATGTGAATTTTTTGGAAAGGACAAACGTATGCATGCCGGTGAGTATGAGTTCACCATCGATAATTGTCACCGCGATTCTTCCATCATCGACACAAATTTCAGTGAACACGACCCCGAACACAAGTCTTTCAACGTTATACGACTTGACAACGGTCAATTCGCTGCTCAGCCTAACAATCGGGTTATCTGGCGTGATAGCTCCTTAACTCCTGATAAACTATTACGTCCTGACTTTAAAGTATGCACTCAAAACTATGCGGTTGAAACAGAACCTAAATGGTCTGTTGGCCACACTGATGAATGGCAATATAAAACTAAGGAAGAAAGCGAAATGGAATGATATTAACTATTACGGAAAATGCTAAAGCTTATCTAAAAAAGGTTGGCAAACCTAACGTATCACTTACGGTAAAAGGTGGAGGCTGTTCTGGTTTTCAATATGAGTGGGGAACCACGGAAGAAAGTCCAACTATTGAAAATTTATGGTTAGATCCAATGGCTGAAATGTTTGTTTTTGGCTGCACAATAGATTATGTGGAAGAGCTTGGTGGTTCTTATTTAAAAGTAATTAACCCTAATGCCACTGCTTCATGTGGCTGCGGAGAAAGTTTTGCTGTCTAGGGAGATTTCAAATGGACATAAAACCTCACTATTACATAGAAGACCAAGAATGGAAACATTTTCAAGAAGTACAACGACTGCAATATATCACAAAAATTAAAGAACATGAGGCGAACAGAACTAGCACAGACGATCGTAACAAATATTGGAAGGAGAACAAGTATGGAAAATAAACCGTTGACAATAAATGGTTGTTGTGATAATATTAATATAACAAGTGGAAGTACATACGTTATGTTCGGTAAGCATAAGTACATGGTTTACGTTTCCTTTTGTAAAAACTGTGGATCTCATAAGGCCACGTCTAATATTCAACATGTGAGGGAGAATAGAGATGAGCACGTTCGTCAATCAGTTTCTCGGTGAGCGAGAAGGGAATCAGCTTCGAGCAGAGATTTATGAAGCAGATCAAGGTTACACAATTCGTTATCATATTAACGGTAATTTCGTTAAAGAAGAAACTATTAAGGGCCATAGCATTCATTATATTGAAGATGCTGCAACCAACTGGTTGGATGGTATTAAGGTACTAAACGGCTAATGATTACACCAAGAACTCCTGAAAAAGTGCATCATGATATATCAGAGATGCTAGCGCGCGGTGTTAACTATATTGACGCTTTAGTAGAATACGCGCGGCAAAATGAATTAGAAATTGAAACAGTCGCAGATATTGTAAAGAAGTCTTCTATTCTAAAAGAGAAGGTTCGCAGTGAAGCGATTGGCTTGAGAATGGTTAAACAAGATGATCAAACACTCGACGAGTTTTGCTAACGAAGAGTCGTTTAAGTATTATGTGATGTTCTTGGCAATGAAGAAACACTTCGGCAGCCAATACGACTATCACAAATATCATGGGAAAATCAAGGCTTCTTTTGACAAGTTTCGTACTAGTCAGTATGCATACTTCTTTGAGAAGCTTTCCCATAAAGAAGATCCTGAGAATCTCATACTTGCAAACATGATTGTAAAGCCTGACGTTTGGATACGTGAGATTCTGGATGATGAAGGTGAGGAACGTTATTTGCAA